TATGCTTTTTAGAAAGCTTGCAGACGACTTGTCATTCCGGTACCCCCACCTTATAGAGTGAAGCATGACCGACATAACAAAATTCAAAGCGATATTCAGCGGTCTGGATATAGCTTACGGAACCTACCGTATAAAAAAGGAGCGCGGTGATGGGAAGCAGGCGGGGCAAGCTACGGTTGTTAGGAAGCCACCAACAGATGACCTCTGGGTACAGCATCTTGATGGTGTTGACCCTTCCCTTGGGATTATTCCTATCCGTGCTGACAATACTTGTATTTGGGGCTGTATCGATATTGATCAGTACCCTTTGGACCATAAAGGCTTGGTGGACAAAGTTGCGCAGCTAAAGCTGCCAATGGTTGTCTGCCGTAGCAAATCAGGAGGAGCACATGTCTTCTTATTCACAAAAGAGCCGGCTCCCGCTAGAGAATTTCAGGAGTATCTTAAGAATGCGGCAGCACTCCTCGGTGAGGCCGGCCGAGAGATATTCCCTAAACAGTCTGAGATACTCGTTGAACGCGGCGATACCGGAAACTTCCTCAACCTACCGTACTTCGGGGGTGATAACGGGACGCGGTATGCATTCAATGCCGACGGGTCCGCAGCCACGCTTGAAGAGTTCTATGGTCTATACGAAGCGTGCGTCCAAGAGTTGCCGCTCATTGTTCCAGAAGCGCCGAAGCAAGCGGAGAGTCCCGTCAAAGATGGTCCGCCTTGCCTACAAGCTTTGTGCGCCCAAGGATTTCCCGAGGGCACCCGTAATAATGGACTATTCAACATTGGAGTCTTTCTTAAGCGCGCATTCCCCGCAGCGTGGGAAGACAAAATGGTTGAGTACAACTTCAAATATGTTTCCCCGCCACTACCCAATAACGAAGTGCAAATTCTTGTTAAGCAAGTTGGCAAGAAAGAGTACCTCTATAAGTGCAAGGACGCTCCGCTCAATAGCTTTTGTAACTCAGGGCTCTGCCGCACGCGTAAATTTGGCATCGGAACAAATGGCCCTGATGCGCCTCAGATAGCGGCTCTCTCCAAGTACGCCAGTGAGCCACCCCTGTGGTTCTTGGATGTCAACGGGCGCAGAGTAGAACTCGACACCGAGAGCCTCTTCACACAAGTGGCTTTCCAAAAAGCATGCTTAGAAAAGCTCAACGTGCTGCCGCCCACCTTGCGCAAGCAAGATTGGGAACAGATGCTGAACGCCCTCTTGAAAGAGATGGTGGAGACAGAGCAGATCACCGACGCACCAGAGGACACAAGCATCACTGGACGCTTCATGGATCTACTCGAAGAGTTCACAACCCACATGCAAGAGGCAATGGACCGCGAAGAGATGCTCATGGGCCGCCCGTGGACGGATGTTGATGAAGCGAAAACTTACTTCCGGATCAAGGACCTCGAAGCACATTTGAAGCGCAACAACTTCATTGGCCTCACGGCTCCGAAGATGGCTCAACGCCTTCGCGACATGGGTGGTGAGCCAATACCGTTGTTCCTTAAAGGCCGGACTGTGCGCTGTTGGCGTATTCCGCGCTTCCAGAAACAGGACGCACCATTTGAATCACAAACCAAACGCACCACAGGGAGCCCATTCTGATGCTGAAAATTACCGGACACGACGATGCAATCATTGGCCCTGCATTTATCTGGGGTAACGGCGAACGTATATCAGTTCTGGTATACGACGCAGAAGCCATTCGCCTGACGCTGATGGAGCGTGATGGCATGGATGCGGACGAAGCACGCGAATACATTGAGTTCAACATCGAGGGCGCTTACATGGGCCCCGACACGCCCATCCTTGTTTGGATGGAAGACATGTGGGACGAGGACTACGATGAGTGATATCCGCAAGGTCTTTGGACCTCCGGGCTCCGGCAAGACCACGTACCTTCTGAACGTGGTTGACCGCGAGTTGGCGTCCGATCTGTCTTCAATGCAGATCGGCTATTTTTCTTTCACAAAGAAAGCAGCAACAGAGGCCAAGGACCGAGCGATTGCGAAGTTCCCTGCGCTGAACGCCCGCACCGACTTCCCGTACTTCAGAACCCTGCACAGCTTGGCTTTTCACTGCCTTGCCGTCAAGGTGGACTTCATGATGAAGCCTGCAGACTACAGAGAATTTGCCGCAGAGGCCGGCATTCAAATGAACGTGGTCCAAGAAGATGATGTGGACATGGCCAAGGCCGACAATCCCATCCTCAACGAAATCAATCTAGCCCGCATCCGCGGCGTAGATCTGCGTGAACACTACAACCAGTGCGGCCTTGATATCGAATGGCATCACTTTGAGTTTGTCGAAAGATCCTATCGGCACTACAAACGTAGTAAAGAACTACTTGACTTCACCGACCTGCTGGAGATGATTGTGGTGCAGCCCGAGCGCCTTCCATCTCTCGAAGTGCTGATCGTGGACGAAGCACAGGATTTGTCCCGTCTGCAGTGGCAGCTTGTCGAGTCGCTTGCCAAGAAATCGAAACGGGTATTCCTCGCCGGAGACGACGATCAGGCAGTATTCACGTGGGCGGGCGCAGATGTCAAGAGCTTCTTGTCATTTGAGGGTCAGATCACAGTCCTTGATCAGTCCTACCGCGTCCCCGCTATCGTTCACAAGCTTGCCAACAAAGTTGTGGAGCAGATCAAAGAACGCCAAGAGAAAGAATGGAAGCCCCGCGACTACGAGGGCGCAGTCAAAACGTACTACCGCTTTGAAGATGTGCCCATTGATGACGGCCAATGGCTCATCATGGGCAGCACCAACTATCTTTTGAATCCTGTGCATGATTGGCTTAGGGCCTCTGGAATCCTTTTTGAGCGCGCAGGTGTACCAAGCCTTAGCCTGACCCTTTTAAAAGCCGTACAGGCATGGGAAAAGCTGCGCAAAGGGGAGTTTCTGTATGGCGATGAGATCAGAAACATCTACAAATACATTGGCGCTGAATACATCACCAAGGGCTACCGCACTTTCAAGGGCGAGGCGCTTCTTGAATACAGCATCAAGGACCTGCAGAAAAGCTTTGGATTGCAGACCGATGCAATCTGGCATGAAGCCCTGTCCCGCGTTACCGAAGATAAGCGTTTTTACCTTACCGCAGTCCTTCGCCGCGGCACTAAGCTCTCAACCATGGGCCGGATTAAACTGTCCACGATCCACGGAGCCAAGGGCGGCGAGGCGGACAATGTGCTGCTGCTCATGGACCTCTCACCCAAATTTGCAAAAGAGTACGCAAGTAACGGGGACAATGTTCACCGGCTCTTTTACGTAGGAATAACCCGCGCCAAGCAGACACTTCACTTAGTTCTGCCAAAACATATAGAAAAAGGCTTCAAAATATGAAAACAATTCCACTTTTCCCCATTCCGACAGAATGGGTGGCTCCGGAAGTGTTTCCAAATCTCTCAACAGCGAAAGAAATAGCCATTGATCTCGAAACTTGCGACCCCAATTTGGAATCCATGGGCCCGGGATGGCCTCGGAACGACGGTTTCGTTTCGGCTACGCCATTGCCGTCGATGGATGGTCTGGATATTTTCCGGTGGCGCATCAAGGTGGTGGAAATCTGGACAGACGAAGAGTGGAGAGATGGATCACGGACGTACTGGCTTACCCTTCCGATAAGGTTATGCATAACGCCGCCTATGACTTGGGGTGGCTACAAGCAAGTGGTTTTAAGGTCAACGGACGGATCGTTGATACCATGCTCGCTGCCCCAATTCTTGACGAGAACCGCTTCAGCTACGCTCTCAACTCCTTGGGATTTGACTATCTCCAAGAAGTCAAGTCAGAACAAGGTCTCAAGCAAGCCGCTGCGGACTTCGGAGTTCATCCAAAAAAGGAACTTTGGAAACTACCCGCCATGTATGTGGGAGAGTACGCTGAACAGGACGCAGCGCTCACACTGAAACTGTGGCAAGCATTCAAAATCCGCATGCGTCAGGATGAAGTCGAATCCATCTTCAACCTCGAAACAGAAGCCTTCCCTGTCCTGCACAACATGACAAGCCGCGGGATCCGCTTTGACCGACCAAAATGTGAGCAGCTAATCGAGCAATTGATTGCCCGCGAGAAACAAATCCACAAGGACCTCAAATCACTTGTCGGATCCAACGTCGATATCTGGGCCGCACAAAGCATCGCATTAGCTTTTGACAAGCTGAGCCTTCCATATGCCAAGACCGATAACGGCCAACCGAGCTTCACGAAAGGCTTCTTGGATGGCTGTGAGCACCCGATTGCCAAGATGATTGTGGAGGCGCGCGAGACCAACAAAACGCACAGCACCTTCCTGCAGCCTTACCTCAACTTCAGCGCCAAGACCGGCCGTATCCATCCGCACGTCAACCAGATGCGCTCCGATGATGGCGGCACCGTTACAGGACGTCTGTCCATGGCCAACCCGAACCTGCAGCAGGTCCCTGCCCGCCACGAGATCATCGGCCCCATGGTCCGAAGCTTATTTTTGCCAGAAGAGGGCGAGATGTGGGCATCAAATGACTTCTCTTCACAGGAGCCGCGCCTGCTTGTCCATTACGCCAATCTGCTCGATTTGCCCGGAGCCGAGAAAATGGTGGATGCTTACCAGAACGACCCCAACACCGACTTTCACCAGATGGTTGCTGACATGGCAGGCATCAAAAGGAAAGCTGCCAAGACCATTGGCCTTGGCTTGATGTACGGCATGGGTAAGAACAAACTGGCAGCGCAGCTTGACTTGAACCTTGATGAAGCGTCCGAGTTGATCGACCAATTCCATAGGAATGTCCCGTTCCTTAAAGGCACCGTCAATGCCGTGATGAAACGGATCGAGCATCCCGCATCAGGCGGATCCATCCGCACCCTGCTCGGACGCAAGTGCCGGTTTCCACTTTGGGAGCCGATGGAGTGGGGCGTGAACAAAGCGCTGCCCCGTGAACAAGCTGTCATTGAATACGGCCAGAGGATCAAGCGCGCAGGCACCTACAAGGGCTTAAACAGATTGATCCAAGGCTCGGCTGCCGACCAGACAAAGGCGGCAATGGTGGCTCTTGCTCGGGAGGGGATCATGCCCATGCTGCAGGTTCATGATGAACTTGCTTTGAGCGTCAAGACAAGGGAAGAAGCGCAGCGTGCAGCAGAGATCATGGCAACGTGCGTGAACCTACAAGTCCCCAGCCGGTGCGATGTGGAAATCGGACCCAACTGGGGAGAGGCGAAGTAATTACCGGATCCGCCCTTCGAGGCGGTCTGCTACCAACTTGGCGTAGCCGGCAATATCTAGCCAGTGGTCAACCACATCAGGATTGCCGTTCACAATGCGGCCAATCTTGTGGATGATCATGTCCATGGCTTCGGCCTGATCGTGCGCAAGGACCTTGTCACGGTTGTTCAAAGCCGCCTGTACAACACGTTTCAACATCTGCATGACTTCAGCGCCCTCGATGAACTTGCCGTAGTCCACGGCCCGAGCGTCAAGGGTCTCGTCTACTTCATCCGGAAAATCAAACATCTCAATCTCCAGTGGTGCGCTGCCGGCAGCGCCCTGCTGTGCCGGAGCAAGCGTGGCCAACCGCTCAGACCTTTTAGGGAACACAAAGCCCTCTTTCTTCATCTTGTTGCGCAGACCATAGATCGCCTGCTTGCTTAAACCAAAACGAATTGCTACTTCGTTTGGGTAGGCAGCAGGATTACTCTCCATAAATGCCTGTGCGCGCTTGGATTTAGACGGCAGTTTAATTGTTTTACGTTTTTTCATATTAGACTCTCCTCATATTGCGATAAATCGCGTTGGTTGGGTTTTGGAAATAACTTTGGGTCAAGTCTTCTGAACGGCCACCACGCCATCAGTTGTTCTTGACTCAAAGGTTTTTGGGGCTGCTCTTGGGGTTGCAGCTTCTTGTGTTGTTTTAAAGACTTCATAATATTTCTTAGGCATCGGTGCCTTCTTATCTAACAAATTCCGGAGCCATTCCGCTCCGCCTAGTTGGTTGAGAATCATCCAATGTCTATCAGACATCCTCACCTGTCTTCCTCTCAGTGGTTCTGGTGGTTTTGGTCTTGGCATGTTGTACAAGGTTCCTCGTTGTTACTCGTTTGGTCCAACAGCAAGCGCATATCCATCTTGCTGCACTCATTTGAATTCCACCCTCCGGTGGCCGCATCTCTTCGCATTTATTACAAAGTTGTAATTGATGCACGTGTTGCGTGCTTCCAAGCCGTAAATGTTGCTTTGTAAAACTCACTTTTTCATGTTCCTTATGTAGACAGAAAAACTGCCTATCGTATCCGGCCCAAAAGCTTTCATCTTCTCAATTTCCTTGGCTACCTCTTCAAGAACCGCGTTGCGCTGCGATACCGATACAAAAATATCGTAGTAATACGGCTGCCCCTCGATATCCCGCAGGATTTGCTTGCCAAGGTTGCTATGCTTCTCAACTTCGTTGAAAGCTTCGTCCTCTTCACTTGTCCAGTCAGTCATCCGTTTTTCTCCTTGTTAGGCCACTCAGCCCAAAAGATTGGTTTTCCAACTAAATGTTCTTTCTCCATCACCATCTCAACAAACTCAAGCGGTGATACTTGAACAGGCTTTTGCTCTTGATTTGTATACAAAGGCCACACCTGACCAAGCGGTGTAAACAAAGGGCTGTCTTTGTCTGTGCTGACCATGCCGTTAGTTGGGTCATACCATGCTATTTGTTTCATGCTTGCCCCTTGATTTGCTTCAGTGCCGCCTGCAAGCCTGCAAGGCCCCCGACCCGCTGACCGTTGATAAAAATCTGCGGCATCTGGCGCGCCTTTGCAACTTCCTTCATCAAGAGCAGCCTGTTCTCTTCAATGTCCACACTGATCTCCCTGAACGGCAAATCCTGTATCTTCAATACCATCTTGGCTGCCAAGCAGTTAGGGCAGTTGCTTTTGGTGTAAATCATAATGTCCATGCTTCTACCCTCAGTTTCAAACCACGCGCCTGTAATTGCTCAATCAATTCCTTCAAACTCTTTCGGCCTAAATTTGGCAGCCTCAAAAGCTCGTCCTCCGTCCACTGCTGCAACTGGCCAATCGTGAAAATCTTCGCCTCCTTCAAACAATTGCTTGTCCGCACCGTCAACTCAAGCTCCTCAACAAGCATTGATGGCATGTCGCCCAAGACCATCTGCTCAAGGACCAAGTGCCTTCTTTTGAGCATCTCCTCAGCAATGTCATATGCAACAGCAGCC